TGCACATGATTAAGCTCTGTAGGTGTTACGTTATCAATATTATGCCCGTTTGTATCGAGGTTTCCGCCTAACTGTGGCGTTGTATCTTCTGCCACAGAACCTAATCCTCCCGTTGAAAGACCTGTGATTGTATGCCCATTTAAATCAAGGTCTCCGCCAAGTTTTGGTGCTGTGTCATCTTCAACTTTTTCAATTTTTGAATCTATTTGCCCCTGGATGCTTGATGTTGTCCCGTGCACATGATTAAGCTCTGTAGGTGTTACGTTATCAATATTATGCCCGTTTGTATCGAGGTTTCCGCCTAATTTGTATCGAGGTTTCCGCCTAACTGTGGCGTTGTATCTTCTGCCACAGAACCTAATCCTCCCGTTGAAAGACCTGTGATTGTATGCCCATTTAAATCAAGGTCTCCGCCAAGCTGGGGGGAGGTGTCTTCGACAAGATTCCCTATTTTACTATCAATTTGAGATTGGATAGGAGATGTGACACCGTGAACTCGATTTAATTCTGCGGGGGTTACATTGTCAATATTGTTTCCATTTGTATCAAGTGTTCCTCCAAGCTGTGGGGTAGAATCCTCAACAACTTCAGATATCCCGGAAACAGGAAGATTCAAAATTGTATGCCCGTTAAGGTCGAGATCACCGCCAAGCTGCGGAGAAGTATCTTCGACAACTGCACCCAAACCCCCCGTTGTCATTCCTTGTATTGTATGCCCATTTAAATCAAGATCACCACCGAGTTGAGGGGAGGTGTCTTCGACAAGACTGGATATTTGATCAGTTACCCCTACTTTTTTATTGTTAACAGCAACATCATTATAAAGTTCTGTAAAGTTCTCATCTATCGCTATCATCATTTTTTTTGGTGTTGATAAATTAGTTACATCATCTATTATTTTCCGTGCCATACTTTACCCCTTTTTAAATTCGTTCTTTACATCAAGACACTGTTGAATATATTTTTCTTTTTGCTCCTGTCCTTTCTTTACCAGAGCCGCATCGCCAGAATGAATCTTAACTTCTGCATCAATAAATTCTTGGATGTCAGGATATCTTTTAGAACGAAAGACATGGTAATTGTCGATAATATATTTCTCTGCCTGGCTTTTAGCCATTCCGGTATTTTCAAGAGCCTTAATACACGTTTCTTTTCCTTCTCTGGCATATTCTAAAACATCCCTTAAATTATCAGATGGGATATCTGGATGTTTATATTTTTTTGGTTGATATTTTCCATTTATAATTGCACCGTTGAGTGGATATATCCCCTCAATATATGCTTCATTTTTTGACAGGCAGTTTACAATAATCTTTCTATTTCCTGTCATTGTCTTTATAATCTGTCCGGTTTTTTTATTATAAACTGTTAATTCCATTTTTTTTCCTTATTTTTTTGCAAGCAATAAACTTAAATTGAGATTATCTAAGTATAGTTCATGATCATGTAAATTTTGGCAATAAACGGTATATGTATCAGTGTCATTAGGAGAATTATCAATATAAGCGAAAGAAATAGCTTTATTTCCATCATCATATGTATAACCTAATCTCCTGCATTCTATATTTCCCCGGTATAATGCAACTAATAAAGTTCCTCGATCAGAAGATAAACCACCATATGTACTTGAATATTGAATTAAAATATTCCCTTTGTTTGATGGAAAATTCACAGCTTCAATTAATTTAACTATAGCATTACCACCGACACTTATATATCCTCCATTTATACTTAAAGGGACTGTAACAGCATTCCCTGCAATATTTAAGGTGTCAACAACTAAATCCCCAATATTTGCGGAGCAAGTAATTACCTTATTTGCACCAATTTCACTTGCTGTAATAGCCCCCGCTGCAATTTCATTTGCAGTGATAGTATTTGTTGCAATCTCATTAGCTGTAATACTTCTCGAAACAATAGAATTTGCATCAACAAGGTTAGTAGTGATTTTTCCATTTGAAATAACAGTGCTATTTAAATCATTAATCCCGACAACATTTTTAGTGGCAAGATCTCCTTGATTAACTATCCCTTTTGCGAAATTTGTACTTGTAACGTCCGCTCCTTGATCGCACCAGTTTTCTGTATACTGCATTGCATCAAGTTTAGCCGCATCAGCCTTTTTTTTTGCTGCATCAATAGCCTTTTTCTCTGCTTTTGTTATTTTTCCATCTGAGTAGGCTTTAGCACTTATTTTAGCTGCGTTTGCCTTTGCCTTTGCATAATTCATCATTGCCTGTTCTGAATCTGAGACAATTCCATCTGCATAGGCATTAGCTGTTACTTTTGCAAGATGTGCCTGATCTTCAGCATAAGATTGAGCAGAAGCAAGTGCATCATCGCTTGCAAGGTTTGCGGCAGCAGAAGAACAGGCACTTGTCAAATCTGTAAATGCTGTATAATATGCTGTTATTTTATCTACCAGCCTATTTCCCACGATTTTATAGCTATCATCGGGATGGCTCCAGACTCCGGCAGATACAAGATAAGAATAAAGTTTGTCTGCCTTTTTTACCAACACGGATGAACCAACATTTAAAATGTCAGCATAACTTTTTAAAGCCATATAATTGGCGTACATTGTTGACCAATTAGCCCGTAATGTAGCCTTTTCAGCAGGGGAAAGAATAGAATCAGATTGCATATCAGTCATTAAACTAATAGCAAAATCTGAATTGGTTGATGCCTGAGTAAGTAATTCATTGTCACTTACAGAAATATCTTTTAAAGATGTTGGTTTATCAACAAACTGAGAATATCCGGTTCCCGATTTTATAGTTATATTGCCTATGTAATTAAGATCAACACCATTATAAGTAAAACCTGTTCCGAGAGCGAATAGATTATTATCAAGATCAAAATAGCTTGAACCTGTTTTATTCTGAATTTTCCCGGCTGTAACAACCCCTATATCAGCAGAAATTGCAGATAATTTATCCACATCTATCTTGCTTGCTATAACTGCATCAGCTGCTAATTGTTGAGTCCCAATTTCCCCCGCAGCTATTTTTTGCGCTGTAATTGCGTTTGCGGCAATCGTTTCTGCCTTGACAGCCCCCGCTGCAATTTCATTTGTTGTAACTGAATTAGCCTGTAATTTTGGGGTTGAGATTGAATCATCTGCAATCATAGTCTCTGTTATTGATAATTCAGGAATGTTTATGTCTTTAAAATCCACCCCCTTAGCAGAAGCAGAAGCAACATTTGACAGCGCACTTTCATTGCCGGAAGTGTCAACTGCTTTTACCCAATAATAGTAGGCATTACTACTTGGAGGAGAATCGGTAAACATTGCAAGAGTTGGAGTTAATGTCTTTGGTGCAATCCCTAACTCTACAGCAGTGGAAGAGTCATTGGTGTCATTCCTTAAGACAATGAAATTGCTAAGATCGGCTTCTGCTCCATGTTTCCAAGTTAAAATAATAGACGTCCATGTCCCTACTGCTTTTAATGTTGTTGGAATAGATGGGGGAATTGTATCCTTTGCTGACAAAATTGTTTGCTGTGTGCACCAATCTGTAACATTATTCCCATTGTCCGCTGCCCGAACAGTAACTCCATAATTGGTAGCGGGGACAACCTGCCACTGGTATTCTTCATCTGTCGTGGAATATTGAGATTTTTTCCCAATATCAAGGTTTTCCAACTGAATGTCATAATGATTAAAATCTATATATTGAGCAGCATTATTATCCCAGGTGGCAAGCAGGGTGACAACATCCGTCCCGGAACTGGATACAGTTGAAAGAGTAGTAAGAGTTAATCCAGTTGGAATTTCAAGACTTGATACTCCTGTTGCAGATATATCAACAGTTGTGACAGCAGCGTTTGCAGATTCATTCCCAGATGTATCTATTGCTTTTAACAGGTATGTTTTTGATACTGATTTATCAGATGATGGAATTGAAACAGTTGCAATATTATCAATAGTTTGTATTACCTTTATTGCTGATTGCCAGTCAGAGCCCTCCCTCAGTTCATATTTATCAATATCAATGTCTGAAATAGCTGCCCATGTGAAAGTTATTATTCTTTTTATTGAATCAAATAATCCTTGAAACGACGTTACATCTGCTGGAGCTGCATCCTGGCCTTTTATTGTAATCGTTTGGAAAATTGATGTATTACTTTGTTTTATCTGTGGAGAAGATACATATATCTTATATGTCTTTCCTACCTCAAAAAAATATGTTGGAGGAATAGTAAAATTATTTGTTGTAATCCCTGAAAACTCAACGGTATTAGCGTCAATCTGATACATATCTGTGTATGTATCAGACCATGAAGAATCATATCCTGACCATGTTTGGGTATACCCCACTCCTGTTCCCGTACCTAATAAAACTGCATCTCCTGTTGAGACAATAGTTACATTCCAGGTGTAATTTATTAAGTCTGGCGTGCCTTGTGTCGTCCAACTAACATTTACAAGACTTTGATAAGTATTCAAATCTTTGCCTAAAATTAAAATTTCTTTACAGGAAATAGAAGAAATTTGGTATGGAACTACTGGCGCCACATAATCAGGAATTACAATATTTTGATTGTTCGAATATATTAAAGGATTATACTCAATCGCTGTAATAGTGCGTGTAAAATCATCTTGTCTTGTAATACTTGTGATTCTGTAAATTTTTTTATATTCAACACCAAAAATAAAGGGAGGTTTTTCTGTAACGTCCGGGACGGTCACCCAAGATGATTGAATAGTAAAAGTATCAAATTCTCCAGAAGAAACAGGGGCAAGGATCTTTTCAATAATAGAATCATCTTTTTGACGGATTAAAAAACCATAAGTCGTTCCTGCAACAACAGGAATTTTTTGATCAAAAGTTACAAAAGGATTTCCTGAACCATCATCGTTCCCTGCATCAATAATCCTTCCACCAATTCTTGTCCCTTCATCAGTGGCAATATGCTGAAAATAGATTAAATCCTTTACTATGCAGGCAAAAGAATCAATATAAGCATCAAAAGTAATAACTCTTTTTAATAATAAATTATTATTCAAACTTAAAATGCCATGCCGAATAGCCTCGTCTCTTGAGATTGCGGCAGATAGAGATAGCGTTGCAGGTTGAATATCTTTTACTCCTGTTAAATATCCATCCGTATAAACAGCGACTGATTGTCTTTCCTGGTCCTTATTTACATCATTATAATCAATCTCTATACAATTAGCAGCATTCTCTGTATCGAGATACTGCATTTTATAAGAATCTGCGACAATATTACCCATAGAAAAAACATGAGAAACTAAACTGCCAGGCTTATCAATAAATACCCCATATTGAGATACTCGATTAATAATTGATGCGTCACCAAGAAAAGCAATTTTCTGAAGATTGTCCCAAAAATTTCCTTCACCGATAATAATATTAACCCGGAATCTTACATCTGAATCTACAGTCTCATCACAGTAATCTGCCCATTCCTGAAAATCATCATAATTAATTCTTTCAAAAGGGATATTGGCTAAAGTCTGTAAAATATATAAACAAATCCAAGCTGGACTATCTGCTCTCTGGTCTGTTGTATCCGTCCCATCAAAAATAGGAACAGTATCTCTATGCGCATAACAAGCCAAAGTTGGCATGGAATTATTAAGTTGTTCATTTGCTTTTAACTTTACTCCAAATTTTGCAAGACCCGGAAAAATTAAATCCCCTTTAACAATCTCGTGAATTGCAGCAAATTCAAGAACATCACCAGCAGTAGTGGAACCTTCAATTTCATGATTTTCCCAATCTCGCCTAAACACATCTGTTCTTGTGACTTGCACATCATATTGATCAGGCGGAAGACTGGCAATAGTATATGTTCTTTGGGCAACTGTTGTTGTGTTTCCTCTTACTTCAAAATTACCGAATAAAGTATATGTTGTGTCAGAAGCTTTTTTATATTCAATTTTAACGTTAGTATAAACATCTTGCTTATCTCCATGATGATCAAAATAATACAACCCTTCAGGAGCAGTAAGCATAACGTCTATTTCCTCTACCATGTCTCCTGTTGTTGTAATCGAAACGGGCACATTCACATCAAGATTAGTATTAACAGCATCTTGAACAATAGAATCGCCAAAACCCGGGATCACAGCATCATTAGCTGTTCCTAATCCTGTATAAACCTCTGCATTTTCATAGTCAGTATAGTCCTTGCCGTTGATTGTGATAGTATCAATAGCGTTTACCTCATGATCACAAATCCCAATAAGCATGTATAAATATTGGTCGTCATTATCATTTTTTGTATAATAATTTAAAACCTGTCCATATACCTTGTTTGTCCCAAATAAAATTGGGATAGGATTCCCTTCAACAATAGAGTTTTGAACATCTCCCCAGCCATAATTTTGATCATCAATTTCAGGAGTTTTGTTATCAAGGGGAGGAGACAATACTGATAAAAGTTTAGATGCTCCGTATCCTATTGCAAACATCGAACCTAAATACACAGCGCCATACGTCAAGTATGTAGCAACCCCTGAAAGAGACAAGAAAGAAACAACATAAGAAGCTAAAAACCCGGATACTAATCCCTCTACCTTAGGAGTGATACTGATAATATCTTGGTCTTGAGGTTTATAATCGTTGATATCAACTTTAAATCCATTTACAGCAACAACAAAATCTGTAGATAATTTTTTCTTATCTTTTGATATATGATTTAAATAATAAAAAAGAGATTCCTCTTCCTTAAAAGAATATCTTTTTTTTATATTATTTGTTGCAATTAATGGATTTTCTATAAAAACAACAGTAATCATTATTTTTTATTTCCTATAAATCTATAAAACCCAAAGATCCTTGTTTTATATTTTGGCTTTAAATTCTCTATCATACTGTTTATATTTTTTGTTATATGCAATATTTTTCCTTGGCCTATATATGTTGCAATATGTAAAGCAGAACTTAAATCAGATGGGGTTATTATAACTCCACATGGAATTTCAGGTTTTGGTATTCTTTCCCATTCGAGTTTAATTCTATCTTTGATTTCTTTGTTTGATACTTGTTTGCAGGCACAGACTGAAATGTCAGTTGGCGGAATAAATATATTAAAAGTCTTGTATGCCTTACGTAATAATTCATAACAATTTACACCATTAGCATCAAAAGGAATATCTATAAGATGTTCAAATTGGTCAATCATGCAACTACCCCTTTAGCTCCCATAGAAATAAAACCGCCATATCTGTTGCTATTCCCTAATTCCTGACACCTGGCATATGTTCCATTACAATCAGTTTCACTGCCGGAATATTGGCATAGACTGTCTTTAAATTTAAATCTACATTGATTTTTTATATATCTGTTAACAGGGAGTCTAAGATAAAAAAGGTTTTCTGTCCCAAGAGTAAAAGTAACATTTAAATTATCATCAACAGTTGTACCCAGGATTGTTAACGTTTCTTGCAAAGAAGGGGTTAAATTAGATAATAAAGAAGAATTAACTATATATAAAGTTACAGTTCCCCCTATACAACCGTCAAATGATTCAATTTCTGGGATAATGCGCCTTTCAATGTCTGTAAAGGTTAAGTTCACAGAAGGAATTGTGCTTTCTTTTGTCTCTTCTAAGCCCGTTAACGAAAACGCTGCCGGATACCATATTTCATTATTCCAGGAAATTTCAGTATTGTTCAAACAGACATTAACAGGAATTTCCTGTTTATATTCAAATTTTAACAAAAGCAAATCGACATCTGAGGATGTTAATTTATTTTTACTGATGATCTCGTTTGTTGATAAAATCAAAGGCATATTAAGCTAAACCTCCTGAAAAATTATTAATGTTGACCAACTACCAGCCCCTTGATTACTGTAAGTCCAATCAATAGAATCTTGGCCAAATATGACAGTATAAATTGTTGAGTCGGCAGGGTCCGGAGCATTAAGATTAAAAACTTGTCCCTGGTTGGCATCAAAAAAATCATCAACGGTTGTTTTATCCGCAGCAGACACGCATTCATACTTTAAAGTAAATTCTTTTTTGGTGACCGTCGCTCTGGCTCGTGACATAGAATAACCTGCGGCTGACGTTTTTCTATTTGCAGGTTTAATATTTTTTACTGAAAGCCCTGTAAGAATTTCTATTGTCGGGAAAGTCGCCATTTATTTCACCATCACTGATTTGAAATTTGTGCGGAATCCACCTTTATTCCTTTTCATCGCATCAAGCACAACGCCTATCACCCATTTTTCACCATCCCATTTGGGACTTTGTTGTTTCACATCTGTATCAGTGCCTGTATTATTAATGACGTTAACCTGAACGACCGGGGCCGTGTTTTGTTGCCCTAATGCCGCCATCTGCTTTTGAGTAAAGACCCCTTCGCCTTTTTTTAAAATTGCAGGAAATTCATTTGGAAGCAAACCCGTATGAAATCTTGGAGCAGAGGCCATCATGGCCGTTGGCATAAAACTTGCGTTTTGCGGTGTGTCTGCTCCTGCTATTCCGCCTGTATGCATGTGGAATGCTGTTGTGCCGCCTGCGCCGACATGTATTGAACTTGGATCAGGGGCTGAATCAAAAGAAGAACCAAAAAAAAGACCTAACCCTGCTGAAAGTAAATTATTTAGCCCTGGTTTAAATTTATCTGTGATACTTTTTTCAAATTCGATTCTCGCAATGTCCGCCACCACTGACTTTGCAAAATCAGAAAATGTAACCTTGCCAGTTGTACAAAACTCAACCCAAACATCTTCCATAGATGAAAAGACCTTTGTAGAAAAATCATTGATTTCCTGCATTCTCTCAATGTCGTACTTTACAAGCTCATCCAAAGCTCTTTGATTTGCTGCAACTCTTTCTTTATCCGCTGCAATCCAGGAATCTTTATATGTGCCGGCGTTTGCAACTGCTTCATCAATCGCCTGTTGTTCGAGATCTATGCTGGCCTGAATTGATCTTGCCTGAACTGCATCTTTGTCACGAAAGGCAAGTTCCCAGGAATCCACGTAATCTTTTTGTGCATCAATTCTTGATTTTTTTAATTTTTCAAGAATCTGTTTGTAATGTTCCCCAAGCCCTAAATCACCATTAAATTGAGTTTGTTTTTTATCATATAAATCATATCCCGGGGTTTGGCTGTTGATTGGAAAAGTAATCTGAAAATCACCTGTTTTGTTTTTCAGCTTGCTTATTGCCTCTAATTTTCTTTGCATTTCTCTAACATGCGAGTCCACTGAAGCAAATAACCCTAATAAAATAATGCCCTTCCTCCCAAAAAGAATCGTACCAATAAGCCCAATCCCCATGGGGCCACGGACAGGCTCCGGCAGGGACATATAAAAATTGTTGATCTCCTTAACAAGATCATAAATTCCTGACACAACCGTCTTTGCTTCGTGGAGATATTCAGACAGATTCTGTTTCATCAAGTCATCATTCTGCGTTATCCACTTTACCATTTCCTGCGTAATTTTAATAATCTCAGGAGTAAATTCGACTACGGTCTGCATAAGCTTTGATTTTATTACAAATTCAAGGTTGGTAAACTGATCAACTGCTTTTTCACTTTGACGAAGGAATTTATCATCAATGGTAAGCCCCAGGTCAGCGAACTCTTTTTTCATTTCCGCAAGGCCCTCAGTGCCATTTTGCACAAGGTTAGTAAGTTTTATACCTGCGGTGCGTGAAAACGCCGCTGCTGACATGGCTGCACGCTCGCTTTGGTCTTTCACTCCGGCAAGTGCCTGTAAAAAGATATTTAAAGCTTCCGATGTGGAATGAGTTGCGGTAAGTTGGTTTTTTAATGCTTTGTTGGTTTTGTTAAGATATGTATTTAAAGCGCCTGTTCCGGCACGTAACTCTCCAATTCTTTTGGCAAAAGCACCAAACCCCTGATTAAGCTGGCCAGCCGAAACGCCTGACCTATCCGCAATAAATTGCCATTGTTGCAGGGCTTTTGTAGAAATACCAATATTATCTGCTGTCTTTGCAATAGCATCAGCAGCCTCAAGATTTTTTTTGATAAAAAAACCAATACCGGTGGCTGCAGCGACTCCTGCCATCACTTTATTTAAAGACAGCACCGAAGTTTTTAGCCCGGAAATCTTTTTTTCAACTGAGGCAAAAGACCTTGCTGTAACGTCTTTTGCCGCCAGGACTATTTCCATTTTTACGTCTGACATATTTAAAACCTCTTTCCGGCCATCTTCAATTTAAAATTCTTTTTAATCAGCGCTTTGGCCTCTTCTCTATTCTGCCGCCAGAATGGTTCAATAATCTTCCTTGCAGGCGTATGAAATTTCTTTGTAGATCTTCTGAGGAAAAACGGAGTTGAATGTAATTCTTCCCGTTCAAATTTGGATTTGCTTATTAAATGTGTGCCCCATCTGGCAAGGGATTTGCGCTGTTTTTGTGTGATTTCTTGATCAAATCCGCTTTGCTGCATAGCTGCAATCTTTTTCCAGGTTCCAGACCCTGTAAACCCGACAGCTACTTCATAAGGCTTTTGAGATGTGACTTTATATCTGACTGCTTTTGCAAGGGCTGAAAGTGGTTTGCGCCCGGGTCGTCTGCTCCACCATTTCCTGGCAATAAAAGTAAGCGGACGAAGAGGCTGCCCGCCCGGAGCTCCCTGCCGGAGTTGCTGTTTAAGTTTCCTCCTCATCTGGAAGCCTGCGCCTCGAATGGCGGCTTCCATGGCTTTATCTTTCTTCTGCTGATAACGTTTCACAGCTTTTAAAGTCTTTTTAACACCGCCTTCTATGCTGATTGTCTGCTCAAGCATTTTAAAACCTGTCCCTCACATGCCATGATTTTTAATTTAAGTGCTCTGGTATATTTTATCCCTGTTTCAATGCAAGCGGTTTTAATAGTTTTATAATCCAAGCCAATCACGCCTGCAGCACCTGCCCGCCATTGAGTTTGAATTTCGTTCCAAATCCGCCAAGCATCTTGATTTTCTGGTATTAAAGCCGGCGGAATCCCATATTCACATTTTGCACATTGTTTAAAATCTCTTTTCTCTGCCGGGCCACAGGCTAATTCACAATATTTTATTCTTTTTGTATCCATCCACCAAAGCAGATGGTTTATGAGTTTTTTTCCTCTTCCTTATCCCCGTAGTTTTCTTTGATACAAGCGTTCCAAACTTTATGAGTGTCTTTTAATGTGCAGTCATCGAGATAATCAAGATCATCGGCAGTCAAAGAAGCCAACAACATTTCATCAATAGCGGCGTCAGCGGTTTCTATTGTGATATCAACGGGGCCAAGATAATTGTAATGTTTCATCTTTTTGATACAACCTCTGGTGAGGGGATTAATCTCTATTTCCCTATCTTTAATTTTTATTTTTCTCATATTTTCTCCTTATGCGTGTTCTTCTGTATTCGTTAATTCAACTTTTACAGATGTTGCGTCACTGTTGTTGTTATAATATGCAGTGTATGGCAATGAGATTGCAATGCCTTTGGGACCTTCAATGCCCGGACTGTTCGGGGTATATTTTATCTCTGGAAATTTAAAGGTTAAAATTGAAGAAGCAGAACCAGTAAAGGTTGCTTCAAGGCTTGATTCTGTTGACTGCATAGCCTTATCAAGTAGCACTTTATCCTCAAATAAAGCAGATAAATTGCCAGAGACGCTCATTACTCCGTCAGGGATAGCTCCGAGTATGCCGCCGCCGCCAATTACATACTTATCTGTATCACAATTCCAATTAATGGTATTTGTGGTTAAGGTTGCATTTGCGATTGTAGAACCACCTTCTTTCATTGTCAGCTGATTATTTTTCAAACGAGACATATTCACTATCGTCGGGCTTGAATCAAAAGAGACCGTGTTTATAGCTTCCTGCATTGCAACAATCGATAAAGTCGCTACAAGCTCCGCATCTTCGCCCATAGAAATGCTCATGGAATTTATCTTGCAACCCGTGTAAAGAAAATACAGGGGCGTGTCCAGATCGGTATATTGATGCTCTATTGTAAAATATGGCCGTTTGGCTGAAGGATCACCAGCCTTATAGGTATGCAAATACGGCGAAGCAGAACCCGTTGTTACCGGAGAACCAAACATTGCCTTCAGCCAATACCACATTGCGATTGAATCAATCGGAACAGTTATATCCCCGGAAACAGAAGTGTTCCCATCCGAGGGCTCGACTGGGTTGAGATTCCCCCGGATTGTTCCAGGAATAATTTGATTCCTACTTGATTTTAAAGTTGATGTGTTGATGGGCATCACAAAACCATCTGTGGCCGGGGTCGCTTTATCGGCCTGAAACCCTAAAACAAGTCTTGCAAGTGCGCCTGTTGCTTGTGTCATAATATTTTACTCCTATTCGTAAAAATCCCCACCGATCACTTGCTCGGCTGTAATGGTCAATTCCATCGCAATATCGTTATATGGATATTGATCAATAGGATTATAATCCATATTTACTTTTTCAAGATGCAAAACTGTCTGAGATTTTAAAGCATTAAGAATGGCTGCCAGAATAAGTCTCCGTAGTGTTTCAACTGTTCTGCCGCCTGTGAAACTTACTACATTGTCAATGTCAACAGGTTTTGAATCGTCATAAACCAAAATGCTTACTCCGACGATAAAAACCTTTTGTGAACTGGCCGTGCCTGTTTGTTTGCTGACCGGAAAAAATATAACGATTGGGCACTCTTCAGGTAACGGCGGTTCCCTTGCGTCCATATTTTCCATGACCGTACATGCATGACCGTAGGTGATAGTTGAAAAATTTCTCACGTCATCATCTTCAGCTACAGCTGTGGTCATGTTCTGTATTATTTCATAAATATCCATTACCAGGGTGCCTGTAATTTATACCTTTCGTTTGTTGTTACTTTAATTTCCCATAATCCGTTTTTTTCAACGCCAACTCCTGATTGCGGCGCATCCCTGGCAACATACCAAGTTACTCCGGAACGGATAATTTTATGACGGTAATCAGGGTCAGGGACATCAAGTTTTGAAATAAAAACAGTAGCGGTATCTTTTGGGTGAGCAGTGTCAAACCCAGTCCCAAAATCAAAAACCGCTTTAATCTGTTTTTGATTTACCGTATCGTCGTATGTAACCTGATCTGCAAATTCAGACATGTTTAAGAAGACATCCTCAATATCCTGATTTACGCAATCCTGAAAAAAACTTGTCATGGGTTATTCTTTCTCTTTGTTTTTATACATTTCATCGGGGGAGACTTCGGCGCAAGGCAAAGCGGCATTAAGTTTAATTAGCCGCTTCGCTTCGCTTTCATCGCATTCGATGATTTCATCGGGAAGATGATATCCTGATTTCAATAGAACTTTATTCACCAGGACTATACTCATTTTTTTTGCTTTGGCCATGATACCTCCTTAAAGCACAGTTGCTTCGATAATCGCTTCCGGCTGCCACACGACGGGCAGAGGTCTTGATTCAATAAGATTCCAGAGGACAGATGGGTCTTTTGTTTTCCAATTCTTGGCGAACATCTCACCAACGACTGTTGCGCCGGCATCAAGATCAAGAATAATCCCAAACTCGATTGAAAAACGGGCAGAAGTGGCAACAAGATAGACTTTGTCAGGATCGATAAGATTCTGATCTGCACCGGATGCATCCTCATATAAAGAACCATACCGATATACAGATATTCCACCAAGATTACCCATGTAATTTGATGTCATATTCCAATTAAACGTTCCGGCTGAAACACGGCGAACGTCAAACCATTCGTCCGCAGCAACCTTTTTTCGAAGTGCCGCAGCTGCATTAATGCCGCAAATGAGAATGTCGGGACCATAACCAAGGTCATTAACAATCTGATCAGTCCATGACTGAATATTATCAAGGGGATTCCCGGTATCGCCTGCAGCCCAGGTTACGCCTGAGCCAAGCGTAATTTTATTTGCAGCCGGCATGAGATAATCAACCTGAAAGGCAATGTTATCCTGAGCTACAGTCATTTTACCAGTTAAGGCCTGCGCTGCCATCCATTCAATACGATTGAGGATTCTGTTTTTCAGTTCTCTATTTTCCCAGGCGATTTTCTGATTCATGGCCTGATTGATGTCGCTGATACCGCCAGCATAGTAAGTCTGGCCAACGCCTCTTTCACCAAGCAGCTTTTTTGCCGTGAGCGGTTCCTTCAGCCTTATTCTGGGTGTTTTGATGACCCGGGATTCTCTTGTGGAGCCGGAAATTATTTTTCCACCTTCGAGGTCAGTAACAAAGGGAGCGAGTTTTTTCCCGCCTTTCATAATATCAATCTCGATTGTGTCAGTGGGGTTCGGATGTCTGTTTTTAAAAATTAAATCCTGGAGCATTTTGGGCGGAGTTTTAATCTGCTCAACTGCTCTGGTTTGTACTCGCCAGTCTAATTCAGGTAATGTTAGAGACATGTTATTTTTTCTCCTTTTTTTATTTCACAAAGATGCCAAGCGCACGAAGCTGAGCAATAGCTGTTGCTTTCTGATTATCAGTAATTCCGGCAGGCCATGTAAGATTATCAGAAATAGCCTCGCCGTGCGCAAGAAAAATACCAGGCTCATCTCCGCCGGATGCATCAAGATCGCCGATTAAAATTCCTGCCGCAGATTCAGAGCCATCTGAAGCCGCCGGCGCAAGAATTACATATTTCCCACCTGAAGAAAGTTTACCAACAACCGTCCCGGACGTAAGATTCTGCCCGGATGCAAGAGTGCCGGAAATGGTAATGGGTGGATGATCGCCCAAAAATTCCAGCTCGGTGTATGTTTCTGTTGTCATACCAAAAGATTGTGTCATTTTATTAGTCTCCTTTTAATCAATTTGCCAAACTGGCAAGTTCTTTAGCCTGCTCTTCAAGGCTTTTACCCTGCGTGCTTTCTGTACCATTCTCAAGATTCACTCCATCAGAATGGGCATTTTGCAATGCGGCCAGAATATCTGCTCTTGTAGTTGAGTTTGCTTCTGTCGTGTCATCAGTTTTACCTTCCTCAGAAGCAACGAATAAGTCCTTAAGGGACTCGACCATCTCAACGCTTGCACCAGATTTTACAACTGCGGTGATTTTTTCTGCCGTCTCTTTTCCAGCAATCGCACCAACAATGCCCGTGATGCGTGCGGTTTCCTCCGCTACGGCTGCTTTTACTTTTTCTTCATTTTCTGCCACGGCGGCAGACTTCCCCTCATCGAAGATTGTACTGTACAGATCTGGGTAATCTGCTTTCAATGTTGCAATGTCCATAATTTTTTCCTTTTTTAAAATTAATGTGAAATATGATTGAAAATCTTGTTCAATCCTGTCAATCAACCCGACCTTCAGAGCTTCTTCAGCAAGAAAAACCTTCCCATCTGCCATGGCTAAAGCTTTTTCTGTATCCACCCTGCGATTTTTGGCAACAGAATCAACAAAAATTGTATAAAGCGTATCTAACTGCGCCTGAAAATAATCTTTTGCTTTTTTATTCAGGGGTTCGTCTTCGTTCCCAAGTGTTTTATAACTACCGGCCGCGAGATGTGTGTACTTTAGCCCCATCTCATCATTAAACTTAGACCAATCAATGTGTATCATCCTTACGCCGATACTGCCAATATCAGCCGTGACAGGTGCTGCAATATCTTTTGCCGCTGAGCCTATCCAGTAAGCAGCAGAACACATCTGCCCATCAGCATAAGCGTAAATATGCTTGGTCTTACCAGCCTGAAAGATAAAATCAGCAAGTTCTTTACATCCGGATACAAGGCCACCAGGAGATGATATTTTTAAAACAATCGCCTGAACTGCTGAATCAGACACAGCAGCATTGACCTGCTCTCTGATCTGCTCATACGATGTTTGCGAATACCATGAATCACGGGGATATAATGTGCCGGTAATCGAGATAATAGCAACGCCGTTATGGATATTCAGCTGTATTTTATCGATGTCCTCTCGATCTAATGGCAGCTGAAAAGAGGCTTCTTTTGCTGCTTGCAACTCGCGGGCAACTAATTCAAGACATTCTTGAGTTATTGCCCATGGTTGAGATAAAATATTAAAATTATGATTCATTCTGATCTCCTACTCCCTGCTGTTGCTGTTGCTGCTGTTTTGCAAGATCGGCAGGCGGTATAATTTCAAGTTCTTTTTCAAGGTCCCGCTCATTTTTACGTTGCTGCAAATTCGACTCATAATCACCGCCGCCAACTTCCGCCGTGACCGAGGCAAGGGTTGAAATATTATGCTGTATTGCAAGAATATTTGCCTTGACTTCTTTCAGCGGGTCAACGTGGCCTCTGCGTGGAGGAATCCACCCGGCTCTTGTATATGCATGAACTGCATCGTACCAATCAGGAGACCCGGCCGGTAATTTTATCATACCGCGCAGCCAAGCCTCTTCGAGTACCATATTCCAGACCGGCTGGCAGAATCCGTCGATCATCCATTTTTGATACACTGCAAAAACCCGCCATGCTTCAAGTAATGCCGCCCTTGCTGATGAATAGTTTGTCTTGGAAAAATCTTTTGAAATCACTTCATACGGCATGCCGATTGCTGCACCGATTGCCCGCAAAATTCGTTCAACAAATGGCTCAAAGGAATTCCCGGGTCGATCGCTTTTTAAAACATGAGGCTTTTCGTTAGCATTGCCATAGAGAACAGTCCCCGGTGCAGTTTCATGGTATCTTGTTTTTTCATCAGCCGTGGCCATTTGATTAAAAGCGTTTCCCAGAGTGTCCGCCGTGCCGGAAGGATCTACAGTCTCGATAAAAACCGGAAAGGAAGATGCGATAATTGCGCCGACCAACTCAAAATCAAGATAATCATTAAGGTCTTTAAAGAATTTCATTGCAGGAGCGAGGATAGAAACCCCCCGTACTTGCTCTTCTGTTTTTGCTATAAAAACATGAATCATGCCTGGCCTGTGCCCTGCCCTTGCACGAACACGGGCAAAGTCATTTGAGTTGAGATCATAATTTATAAATGACGTGTCAGGATTTGCGACATAATAAGCTTTTGGAATTCCGTATTTGCCAACAACAACCCCATCATGAATATTTTTACGCTCAGTGAGGTCAGATGGTGTATAAACACGAATAGGATCAACTGACTGCAAAGCAAGGGAAAAAGTACGTCCGGGACGTTTTATCATCAACGGAATCCGGAAAAATTCACCCTTGATTAATAAGCTACGAATTGCAACAAGACAATTCTGCCAAAAAGATATTCGGCCTGCAGCATCGCTTTCACTTTGCCATATATACCATGCCCATTCTGCTTGAGTCTGAAAATCTCTTGTTTGTTGATCGTCCCAACCCAATATTTTAGCATTTGGCCTTGATTGAGGATTAAGGCCTGTCCCGATGGTATTAGTTGCAATGGAATCAATACCTGATGTAGCGTGGGTATCGTTGGCGGCAAGGTCTTCTGCTCTATCAGCGATTACCCGCCTTTCTGCCTTTGCGGAATATGAATCGTTCCTATGCACAAACCAATTTGACAAAGTACCGCGCAGGCCACCTGCAAGCCGGGATACTTCTTGACTGCCGTATGGATTTACTCCGCTGGTTTGGCGCAATGGCCGATTGTCGGGACCATAAAGGATAGGAGTATTATTCATCGAGCCACCCTCCCTTGCCTTGCAACAATCCTACCGCAGCCATTGACTATTCTGTCCTTTTCGGCATAAAGTCTGTCAAGTTTCTGATCAATAAAATCAGCGTCCGCTCGTGTGAGCATCCGGCCAGCAATAGAATATGACTGCCCGGTTGAAACAGCGTCGTCAGCTGCTTCCCAAAGTGCTATTTTTGCATTTATTCGTTCGAGTGTGTATCGTGCCATGGTGGTAAGATATCATGCCATTATTTTAAAGCACAAATAGACCATGTAAAGAATGGAAAGGATGGACTTTTTTTAAGAGAGGAAGCCCAGAACAAATCCTCCGGGCTTTTAAATTTTATTTATTTAATATTGTTTCTACTGCTTATAATAATTCCTTGATGTACTCCTCAAGGGTTACTGTGTCGCTTTGCTGCCAGAAACCTTGTATCCAGATTTCAAGGAAAAACAGCTCCGGGGTCGACATAGAAAGAAAGGAATAACGGGAGGTTAATCGTCAATAATGACAGACTGATTAATGAAATTTATGACGTCGCTTTTACGGATTCTAATGCCCATGCGCACGCCGATTTTAACAGCCGGGAGGATCTGCTGGTCGATTAGATTATAAACATGGCTTTTACTGCAGCCAAGAATCCGGTGCACTTGATCAACTGTGAGAAGTTTTATTTTTTTAAGTTCCTGCATAAAAAAAGACTCCTATCTATTTTGAAACCATGACGGTTTATTATAACCTTGATGCTGAACCACTGCTTTTTTAGGCTGTGAAGATGTCTGTTTTGCACCTTTAAACGATTGTGCAACCCTGTCCCAGTCTCTATATGCAAGCCCGGCTTTTAACGCTGCGGCATATGAATAAACCTTACAATCGAGGACATCGTTCCTTGCCCTTGTTTTAATCCATTTTTGAACTGCGAATCCTTGATTATTATATGACTTTACAATTTTTTCAGCAGTTAATTGCCTATAAAATTCATCGTTAAGGCCGATTGGGAAATGGATAAATCCCGGTCCGGGAGTGGTAAGTTTTAAACGATTATAAATTGTGCCCTTGGCGACATCAGTCCCTATTGTCCACAGCGTCACGCCCTTTTTAATCTTTTCACCAGCATAATTTATATCTTGCTTTGTGGGGCTTCCAATTACCGGTTTCCCTGCCGTGCTTGCACCTTTAAGAGCAAAAACCACAGGAGCCCTTGACCTGCAGTAATTATATACAGACTGCGTTTTATGGCCACCGGTATCAACACCAAGCGCCTCAATGTGCATCCCGATTCCGGATTCATGTTCATACGTACGAAATAATAATTCATCCAGCTTTTTCCAAACTTCCGGCCTGTCCGGGTCACCATACAGTGAAGATTGATAAATTATCCACGATTCTTCACCACGACCGAAGGCTTCAATCAACACTTCAAGCCTGTTATCCTGCGTATCTACGCCGCCGACCAAAAGCATCGCTTCCATGGGGACAGTAAGAATTTTATAAGGTTCTGCTCTGGCAGCAAGTTTCTCCCATTCCGGCTGATCTCCTGTTTCTTCCCATGTCTCGGCCTGCCGAGTATTTGTCCAGGTCTTCATTAACCGGGTATCACCACGCTTTAATGCTTTTGTGGCCTTTAAAAATTCTTCTGCTATCTGCGCCCAGGTCACCCAGCCAAGTGGCGAATATTGAGAATTTACTTTAAAACCTCTGATTTTACGGTCTGGATATTTATGGATATACTTGCCTTTTGACAACATCTCTGTTTTATGCCACTCATCAATACGCTGATGGCAATGTTGACAGACATACCATGTATCAGTTATTTGTCCATCGTCATCTCGTGTGAATTTGATTCCGTAATCTGCATCGGGTCCACCAAATTCCAAAAACTGATATTCCCCACAATGAGGACACGGGACGTTAAAATGCCCTTGGCTTGAGGCTTCCCATTCAACTTCAATGTGGCTTGAACCTTTAATTGTTGGAGTCGAATTGATATATATTTTCTTTTTACTACCAAAAGCGTCGGTTCTTTTTTTCATCAAGTCACCGGGTAAACCTTCTCCACCTGCATCCTGTATGAATCCATCGTAATCATCTAAAATGAGATATCTGATAGAGTCCGATCTTGCGCTTGCAGGACTGTTCGAACCGGTCAGTGTCCAAGAGCCACCTGGAAATTCTTTCAATAAAAGCGTATTCCCGGCATCTCTGGATTTTACAGGCTTAATGATATCTTTTAATGCAGGGATAGCTCTGACAGTAGGGGCAAGTTTCTTTTTTGAAAATTTTTTCACCATATCATCAGTGGGTTGTGCGAACATACAGGGTCCCTGATACCTATGTGCTATGCAGCAGAGCATGATGGTAGCTAAGGTGGTAAATCCCATCTGGGTCGGCTTAATCACAACTACTGTCTGAGTTTGCGATTGCGGAGACAATTCACGCAAAATTTCTTCCACCCATGGTGTTCTACTTGTTCTGTATTGGCCATACTCAGCACTGGATTCTTTTGTCAGCCGAAAATATTTGTTCCCCCATTCGACGAAATCGATATAAGGGTCAGGCTTTATGCCAGCTTTAAAATATTTTGTTGGTAATGAATCCATTTATTATCCGGAATAATATGTTCAATTTTCATTTGCTTAATTCCTCCAAAGCCTGTGTTAATTCTGCAGTCAACTTTTCGTAAATTGCATGCACATTTGTCATGCTGGCGAGCTCGGCGGAAATGGTCTGGAATATTGAGAATTGCATCTCTTGTCATTCTTGCCATCCCAAAGACTTCTTTTTTTACCTGACTGGCAGAAATTAATTCCCCCGTCCGTTCCTCATAGTCCAGTTTTAACAAAGCAGCTTTATATTGTGATTGCGCTTTTTGTGCCTCAGTCATACTCATGTGCTCGAAGCCCACGGCCTTAATTGTCTCTTCAACTTCTTTCTTCGTGACTTTTCTATTTGGATTATAAATCCTGTCCAGGTTGTTTTTAAGCGCTTCGTCGGCCTTGTCCCGGTCAATCTTTTTGTATTTTCCTATTTTTTTAATGCACCCATCGAGCTTTCCCTGTTTAACCATTACAGATACTCGCGGTTGAGATATCCCTCTATGCTTGGCGTATTCTGTTTGACTAAGATAAATTGGCATAATATGCCCTCCTGCTGTTGTTATAGATTTTACTGTTATATTTAATACTGTGTGCCGCGCCAGACTTGTTTTATAACCCGCTTTTTCGGGCTAAAACTGTGAAAAAAAAGCGGCAGTCGAAAC